CTCTCCTTTTAATCTTCTTAATGCCCGTATTTCTGCCCTTATTTCCATAGCTTTCGTTTTATCTTCTTCAAGGATAAGCTTTTCTACTAAATCACCCTCAAGATGTTTATCTAGGTGCTCCAGTATTTTGTTCATTGGGTTGAATTGGTTGATTATCTGGCTCTCCTGCACCCTCGTTCTCTGCGGAGAATTGAGGTACAGCCCCACCTGCTTGCCTTGTATGGTCATTGAGGTGAGTTACAAGCATTTGCATTTCGTCTACTTTAACTGGGTCTACTTCTGTTCCTTGTTGTTCAGCTTGCATAAGTTCTCGTTGTCGGGCTTCTATCTCTGCTTTATGAAGCGGTATGTGAACTTCTGGGTTATCTGTTGGTAATACTCTTGCAGTTGAAGGGTTGGCGTTCTCTGCCTTAGCGTCTGTCATTTGAGCTTGGTCGCTGTTTACTTCTCCTTCTTCTCTTTCTTTCAGTGAAGGGAGATAGTTTTCAACGTCTTTCTCAAGTAAGCCTCTCTCAAATATATTCTTCCATATTTCCTCTCTGTTTATAGGGACTCCCATTTCTCCTAGTTGAACTTCCTCATTAGCTTTATCAAGTACAGTAGCCCATAGCCTTAGTTCTGACTGTTGCATTACCATTGCAGAACTTCCTCCTATGATTATTACATCTTTTACTACCTCTATATCCTTAAACTTGATACTGCCCTCTTGTAAGTTGCCTTTTCTGCCCAGCACCTTGTAGACTAGCTTCTTATCATCCGCTAAGAACTGCTTGTTCATATATAGTGCATACTTCCCCATTGGTTGCAGAACTTCTTTCTCAAGGGAATCCAACATCATCTTCATTCTGGCATTGGATTCTTCTGTCTTAATCTCTATTTCTCCAAGGGTTTTAGCTCCTCTGGTTTGGTCAACTCCTGTTTGGAAGTCTGTGATACCTGTTAGGTTCTGTTTTGCCTTAGTTAGTAACTGGCTCATTTCTGATACTGACCTTATATTGGGAACTGGAGTAGGTAATACATTCATAGACTCTCCTAGCCGTCTTACAGGTACTAATGCTCCCGGCTTATAGTCTATTGCTTCAGGTCTTATAAGGTTTTGAGGATTGTATTCAGTTGGACGGGATACATCAAGCCATAATGCTTGGACTGCCATATTGAGTGAGTCTTCTTCTGCGTCCAAGACTCCTGTTGCTTGTTCTACTACTCCAAAGCCATACATCTTACCGGGTCTTTTAATAGGTCTATAGACTCCCATAGGGATAAACTGTTCGTCAAATGGGTTTATCTTAAATCCTATACAAAACAAGTTAGGTTTCTCTGTATCTCCTACACCTGCATAAGTAGTAATGTGATATTCGTACCAACCACTCTCATTAAGGGTGCGAGAATACATTTCATAGATAGTAGCCTCCATATCGTCTAGTTCTTTCTTCTCGTCTGATTGGCTTGTCTTCTCTGCGTTCATTTTCTCTTGCCAGTAGTCAGTGCCTCTAATGCCTGATAGAAGCCCTGTAGTATCGTAGCCCAGTATCTTTAGTTCTTTTATTTGTTTCTGGGCTCTGTGTCCTATTACTCTAATGTCTTTGCGGTCTTGAGCTTCTACATTCCAAACTAAATCGTGAGGCTTGATAGCTTGTACCGTATAGTTTTTAATAGTTTCAGTGTCGTCTATCTTTACTTGTTTGCCTACTCCCAGCTTGTCCATTGCCTTTAATGCGATTGGATTGCTTATCTTAATACCTGCTAACATCTTGCCTTTTTTCTTTTTTAACTTAACCTCTGTCTTCCAGCCCATTTTCCAGCCTGCTAGTCCTGTTATGAGTCCCCACTTAACTATATCCTTCAGAACGTCTTGTGCGTCTGCTTCATCCCATTGATACTGGGAGAACTCATCATACTTCTCTACGTCTTGGTCGTCTTGTCCCCTGCCTAGATACTTATAGCGAGGCTGTTGGGACAATAGTCGTGGGATAGAGTTCTCTACGAGAGCAAAAGCTCCACCAAGAGAGAACTTGCTTGATGTTTTTGAAGTAATAGAACCAGCCCTTATTGAGCCTTCATATCTTTTATATAGATTAGCCCAAGCTTCCTTCCTACTAATAAAGGTAGAGCAGTGGCTCTCTATGGTTGCTTTTACTAGGTCTTTTATTTGTTGGTCTTTAATCATCGAGATAATTAGTTTTTATATCCGATTCGTTTACTGTTTGTAATGACTCTGTCTTCATTTGCCAGCATATTGCTAAAGCTATGAGCCTGTCCCAGTGCTGTGTTTGTTCGTCGTCAAAGGATATCTGCCCTAAGTCCTCTTTATCGTATGTTCTAAGCTCTTCTAGCATATACTTGCTTGTAATCCTTATAATCCCTTCATTAATTGCGTCATTTAGTTCATATAACATTTTAGGCTTGGTCGATGCTGATGTGTACCAACCTAACTTCTTAGTCATCTTATCTGACGCCTCATCGTGTTTCATTTCGGTGTATATATTAAAGTACATATCTTTTAGTGTGTTTAGTGTGGTGTAGCCGTGATTGTTTCTCTCTACTGCTATTAGGCAACTACCGTATCTGTTCCCTAGATTCTTTAGTTCGTGGGCTAGCATATCTGGTGCTATCTTATTGCTCCAGAACTCTGCTACTAATACTGGTTCGTTAGGTGTAAAGTCTAGTATGGCTGCCGTACTGCTGTCCTGTCCTACTCCAAGTGCTACATCTACTCCCATTGCGTATTTATGTGATGGTTGGAAGTCTTCGTATATTCTCCAATCTCCTTCTCTTGCTCCTGTCTTAATATTTACCTTCTGGTCGGCTACTTTATCAGGGTCGAATAGTTTGTTTCCACTTCCTACAAATGCTTCTTCTGGTGTGGTGGGATACTCTTGTCTTAGTCTTCCCCAATTCTTATTAAGGGATAGCCACTTGTAGTAATAGTATGTTGTCTGAATATCTGATAGTTGGTGTTTAGCTCTGTAGTCCATAAACTCTTGAGGAACTGTAACTGGTTCTGTAATCTTTGCTATCTCTGCGTCATCCCAGGTCCAATTATAGAAGAATGCCTGATAGTCTGTCGGTGCTATCGTATCTCCTCTGTTCCACCCTTCCCAAAACATCTCGTAAAATGAACCTACTTCTCCTTCTGCTGTACTCTCTATATCTACTCTGCCGTCTAATGGAACTGATGGTATTGTTCCTGTTATAATCTCTCTTGCTTTCTCAGGGTACTTACGGCTTATCTTCCCAAGCTCTGATATATGTAACCTGTTATAAGTTCCTGACCTTCCTGAACTTCTTACGGACATACTGGATACTGTGCCATCTCCGAAATCAAATGTTAGTTGGTTGGCTCTCTGGGTATCTACTCCGTACAGTTCTGCCATTTTAAAATTCTTCCAAGCGAAGTCAATCTTATTATTAAATATGTCTAAAGAACTTTCCCTATCGTAGCTTATTAGTAATCCGTTATAGTTCTTACTGAATAATGCGTCGTCTAGCATATCTATCGCTTCCAATGTTGTGAAGCCTAATTGTCTGGATTTAAGGATCACGTTGCGTTTACCTGCTCTATTATAATAATCTAACTGTGGTCTATTTAACTGGAACTGTATCTTCTGCTGTTCCTTGTTTACTATCTGGTACAGGTGATTCATTCTCCATAACTTGTTTGATAGTAGTGCTTGATGTTCCTTTGTTAGTTTCATCTAAGAAATTTGCTATTGAAAAATCTCCTGAATGTTTTGTTTCTCTTTTATCTTTCCAGTCAAAATTGTTCTTTAGATTAAAAATACATCCTGATTGATACGGTGTTGATAAACTTCTTTTCTCTACATCAGCTTCTACTTTTCTTCTAGCCCTTTTTATAGTGGGAAAATATAATTCTCTTTTTTTGTAATTTATTAGTGTCCTTCTATCTACTCCTATTGTGTAAGCTAAACCTGACATAGTATATGGATCAGGGTCATCTATGTCTACAACACATTTAGTTCTGTTGTCATAAACACTTTTAGTTTTTGAATCACATAAATCAAAATACCTTTCTATCTCATTCTCCAATTCTTCTACAGTTTTAAACTTTAATGTTCTCATTCCTTTATTTAAATAAAAAAGGACTGCCACCCCCGAGGGGGAGACAGCCTCTGTATGTCAGTGAGCTGTTTATTACATTATAAACTATATCTCTATAACGTCAAGTGCTAAAGCGGTTTCTTTTCTTTCTGCTTTTCTTTTCTACTTCTAATATAAGATAATCCTCGTGGACTGTAGATGTAACCTTGCCATAGCCCCTGTTCATCGCACTCTCAAGCTCTTGTAGGTATTCAGTCAAGTGGTCTGCTACTACTTGGGTATCTGTAGTGATTGTGACTTGGTTTGGTTTGGTTTTAATTTTCATTTCTTTTAT